ACGCAGCTGCATCCTCAGCCAAAGCCAATCCGTACGCGAAGTCCTGCGCCAATGTGGCGCCGAAGTCAATGACGGTGTCTTCGTTCAGTTCCTTGGACACAATGGTCAAGATCGCGAGTTTCTTCGCGGTCAGTGCGACCTGTGTAAAGGTGATGTCGCTCGCGGTGATGGCGGTTGCTTCATTCGGGTAATACGTGGTCGTTGATGTCGATGCGTTCGGGACATTGAGGACGTCAGATGTCATCGGATAAATACGGGAGAAGCGACGCGCTACACCGTACTCGTTGCGAAGCCAAATCAGGCTGCTCGAAACAATCTCAGGGACCGTAAATCCACCAGCGCCGTTGTCACCTTCGGTCTGTGACTTTACGCCATGCTCATTACACCACTTGGCTGCTTTGGCATTTCCGAGGACCGTACCACGAACCCACTGGCCGAATGCGTATGCTTTGTAGTCAGCCTCAGCCTTTGGTCCAGGGAATGGATTCCGGACAACACTGCCGGACTTCCATGGCTCAGACTTTGGCGCTTCAGATGCAACAGGAGCAGGCACGGAGCCGAACTCGCGGAGCATTTCGATGCGCTCAGAGAGAGACTTTGCGGATTGATGAAGGCGATTAGCTTCGGACATGTCGCCGCCGTTGATGAGGACTTCTTTTGCAGCTGCGATAGTAGACTGTCGCTGTGCTTCGAGTTGTTCAATATTCATTAGGATAACTCCAGGATCATGAGCTGGCGGAGGAGAGCGTTCTTCGCTTCGTCCACTTCGCTCGGTTGGTCGACTATGGAAACATCTTCCGCCGGCGCTTCATCCCGAAGCTCGGACCAGATGGTTTTTGCGAATCTTAGCGACTCGCTTCGTGAGAGACGAACTGCATCCCGCAGACGTCGCTCCACTTCTCGGATGGATGTTGGACGCTCGAGCATAGCCTTAAGGCTTTGTGCTTCCGCTGCCGGATCCTTTACTTTGCTGTTCAGTTCCTTGGCACGAACTGCGAATGCATCGATGATCGCATCCACATGTCCACTGCCGAGTCCACTGTCATATGCAGCTGTAACACCTGCACAGAGACGCTCATAGAGCGCCTCAAGTCCTTCATGGACCATTTCCTTGTCAAGGTCGCCGTAGACGTTCTCAACGAAGGTCGCCACGTCTTCACCAGGCGCGACTGGAATCATCATCTCTTGTTCTTCCATAGCATAACCTTCCATGTCGCCATACATGTCTTTTAGACTTTTGACCATGTTCATCGGTTCGGCAGGCGTCGGTGTGAGCGAAGCCTCACCGATTGGCCAGCGTGTGATTTCGTATCTGCCATCAGACATCTTCTTGCGCTCGACCATGTGACCCGTGGCGCCGCTTGAATATCCAAGCTTGCCAGACTTCGCGAGTTCCTGGATCATCTTCTGATACTGGTCAGCCATCTCCACCTGGCTCTCATACCAGAGACCTTTATCGTCCATGGTGATGTAGCCGGTTCCGATGCGTGACTTTCCGACCTGCTTGTCCTGGCCGTGATGATAGTACAGGTTCATCGGCACACGCTCACCAGACTTCATTGGTCGTCCGAAGTCAGTGCTCGCTGTGAAGTAGTCGCCCTCGAGGTCCGCGCCACCGAAGCGCACCAGGTAACCACGCACACGACCTGAATCGTCTGCTTTGATTGCATCACCGAAGGACACCATAGTCTGCATCATAACTCCTTGACCGGCACGACCACTGCCTGTGGTCCCCACTGTTCATTCGGAACTACTTTACCGAATGCACTGAGAGGTGTACCTGTCTCCCACAAACGATACCGCGAAGGCCCTAAGACCTGCCGACGTTCCGCCTCACTCAGCATACGGAACTGCTCATCTTTGGTCGGAAGTTCTTCCGGCTCATCGAAACTCCCTGGTGGAAGTCCTGCGAGTTCAGCATACGTCGGAGTGATTGGGACGATCGTACATCTACAGTTTGGATGCGAAGGAACTATATCCGCAACAGGGTTGGGGTCACCGTGAAGCGACCAGCATACAGGACACACGTTCACATCCCCCGCTGAGATGCGGCGCCAGCCACGAACGATGCTCAGATTCGCCTCGAAGGTCTGTCGCTGTGCTTCTCTGTTGGCACGAATCATCTCTGTCCGTGCGATGGTAGCAGCTCGTGAAGGCGCGAGAGTTTCGTACGTCCTTGCCATGCGTCGTGCGACCTGTAGCGGATTGAGACCTTGCGCGATGCCGATGGTGACATGGTCCAAAGCAAATGGACCGATGGCATCGAACAGCAGACCTAGCGGTGAGCCGTCAGCGGCGAAGCCGACGACGTTCGTTATCGCTTCGACGGGGAGCCGGTTCCACATCAGATCAGCCGTGAGTGACACCGACGAAGGAACACCCGCCACTGCTCGCACCAGATCTTGCTGTATGTCCAGCGACAGCTGTATGGCGCGACGTTGTCCGCCTGTTGCGATGTCGGTCGCCTGTGGCGCCCATCGTGCGACTTCATCGGCCATCTGCACATTGAGCGCCTCGAGGCGGAGCATGTACTCGCTGAGGCCACTGATGTCCTCACCAGCTGCTTGTGCCTCCTCGATGGCGGCTGTCACCGCTTCGAGGCGCTGAAGGTTGTCAGCCTGTAGGACGCCATACGTCCTGCTCATCTCGGAGAGAGCGGCGTTCTCACGGTATCGAAGTTTATTCCGATACGACTCATTGACTTGATAGATATCAGGCATCGGTGTCAGTCAGCTCGTATCCGTAATATGGATGATAGGACTTGCCGTTCTCCTTCGGCGCCATGCGCTTGAGAATCTCTTTGCGCGCAGCTGTGGACCAGCGATAGCCAGCATCGCCACCCCATGCCGCCCATGCCACACGACCGGCACTAGGATAACCATCCTGACCTGGCCGGAAACCTTCCGCCTGCTTGTCTACTTCGTGTCTGCGGAAAAAGGAGTACATCCGAAGGACGGTTGACTCACTGAGCTTTTCACCGGAGACGATCTGATTCGCCCTGGCCCATGCGACAGCGGTTCCGCCATCACGACCAGCATCACGCCACTCGATGGCGCGCTGTGCTTCTTCCTTCATCTCTTTGGAGGGAAAGAACTTCAGTCCTGGCTCAGATGCATCATCGAATGCCTTCGTCTCTTCCTGGCGCACCGTGACAGGCAACAGCCCGAGGTGCTGAATGCTGTTCAGTCCAACAGCCTGGAGTGCAGCCTCTGGCTCGAAGCCAGCACGAATCAAAGCACCGGCAGCGCCGACCAGCTTCGCCGTCTCATCAGCAGTTCGAGCAGTCGACACTGGCGCGGCATTCGGCACCATGAGTTCCTGTGCACCGATCTGGACAGGGACAGCTGTCGGATGGTAATAACCTTCGTCGTCGTCCGAAGGCGTCACACCAGCGACACGCTTTGCTGTTGCGAGGTCCACGATTCCACTCTTGTAGAGTCGCTCCGCTCTCTCTGCGTCTTCATTGAGATCCGCTTGAAGCGCTGGAACATTCGACACATCGAACTCGAGGTAGTCGCCTGGCTGTGTCTCGATGTAGTCTGGAAGCAGTGCGATGGTGAGCGCTTCGGACATCTGACGCATCAGCGGAATCATTCCATCAGTCCACGCTGATCTAGTCGCCTGCTCGAGGTTGCTGTAGGTTGCGCGCTCGAGGCCACTGCCGAGCTGAAGGACCAGCGGATTGAGTCCGAGAGCTGCACACACGCGCTCTTCCGGTTTGCGCCGAATCTCATCGAACGCCATCTCGGATGGTTTGTGGCTGACCTGCTCGACCTTGAATGGTCCAGTCATCACCAACACGCTGCCGGCATTGTCGCCAGTGAAGTCCTGCTGTAGTTTCCGCTTCGTCTGTCTGGCATCGTCTTCGGACAAATCCTCGACACCGCCCTTGTAGTCTGGTCCGACCATAATCGATGGCATGCCACCGTTGCGAACCATGCCGAATGCAGCTGATGCGGCGACGTTGTCTGTCGCGATCTCACGAAGCACAGACGTGACCGGAGAGCGTCCAAAGCGAGAGTCCTGCGGATCTCGACCATAGCGGATGTGAATGAGGTCCTCGAGCGCGATGTCGTACGACGTGCCATCGACCGTGTATTGATACTTGATGAGCGGATTGACCTTGTTACCGACTGGACGCATCATGTCAGCCGCCAAGTATTGCAGACCAACGACACGACCAGACACGCGGACCTTACGAAAATAAGCGTTTCCGAGCAGCTGGTAGTCAGGGAGAATCCACGACCACACGAGCGAAGGAGGAACGTTCGGTGTTGGCTGCGCGAGCAGCTGCAGAATCGGGTGATCTGCTACAGTTTCGACCTGACCATCAGGCATCGGTCGTCTGACGACAGGGACACCCTGCGACCAGTTACGAATGTACCAGTCCATGCCGATAGCGACGATGCTATTAAGCATCAGGTCACCGGCTTGATTTCTCCAATTGAAACTGGAACCCGGGAGGTTGCGTGTCAGGAGACTCCAAAAGTCGCCGTTCCCAGTGCCGGTGAAATAGGAGGTCTGTCGCTGAATCAGCGGCGGCGGAAGCAGCGCGGACGGTGATGCGGTTGCTTTGCCTATGAAGCGATCAAAGAGTCCCATGGTTCTATTGTGTTCCTATCATGCCTTATACTGCACCCCACCCACCGCCACGACCGACGAGCTCGTCGTAGGCGTCAGTCAAAGCGTCGACGATGTCGTCGTTCTTCCCCAGGGGAAAGGTTCGCATCTCATCCAACAGTGTACGGTTCCAGTCAGCCGCGACCATGTACACGTTTCCACCAGCGACCTGCGACGCGAACGGTTCAGCGCGCACATCCTTCGATCCTGTCACCGGCAGGACTGTCACAGCACTACCATGAAGCAACCGAAGCATGTGCATGGCTTGACTCTTGCCAGCCTGACCAGGATCCTGCGGTAGTCGAATCCGAATGCCACGCCCATCGAGAGCAGCTGTCTGCTTTATAACTTTATCGCGCTGGTCGGTGTCATACTGACCTCTCACGACATCGAGGATCCAGATGCGACCATCAGCATCACGTCCCATCTTGACCCCGACCGTGAAGTCACCACTACCAGCTGTCGCTGCGAGGTCCCAGGCGCGGGACATCTTCTGGATGTTCGGCGTCGCATGCTCGATGGTGATTCGGTCGCTCTTGAAGAAACTTCCCTCGCGAGGTGTTGGATGTTGCTGGTACAAAGCACTCCACCCATAGTCGCCACTGTTGGCAACCATTACCTCCTTGATGCGTCCGAGCTCCTTGACGTCGTATCGTTCTGGCCACAAAGCTTCGCCAGGCATTCGACCGATCTGACACTTTTCCTCCGCGATAGCTGGAAGGTTCAGCACGGTCCATCGATGAGGTTCCGATGAGATTGCGCGAGCGGTGATGTCGTCGTGATGCCATCTGGTCGAGACGATGATGAGAGCGCCCTTCGGTTCGAGCCTTGTGTACAGGTCGTCCGTGTACCAGTCCCATGCTTTGTCACGATACAGCGAAGACTCAGCATCCTCTCGACTCCTAATCGGGTCATCGATGATAATGCGCTTGAAGCCGACACCGGTCGGAGGTGAGCCGACGCCCCTCGCCATGAATGTGCCACCCTCCGGCAAGGACCATTCGTCCTGTGCGGCGTTGTCTTTTGACAGTTTAGTCCTGGACGAAACGATCTGTCTGGACTTCCTCGAGAAGCGCCTCGCGATGCGTTCATTGTAGCCAGTGACCAACACGTTCGCGGACGGGTCCCGCTCGATGCAATAGGCGCCATATCGCACGGTCACTGTCTCAGTCTTACCGTGGCGCGGTGGCATGTGAATCGCGAGTCTGTCGATCTCACCACGCTCGACAGCGTCAAGGTGTGACGCGATGGCGATGAGATGCCGAGCAGTAAAGGACCAGCCATTCGGGAGAGTCTCTCGCAGGTAGTCGAGATAACAGACAGCCGTCTGCGCGCTAGTCTTCGTTTGGGCCTTCGGCGGCTGCGGAGAGAAGTTGAACCGAGAAGTTTGCAATCTTTTCGTAGAGAGCTGCAATCTGTGCGGCTGATTGGCCATGAACATATCTCTC